GCTAATACCTTGGTATGCCATCTACTGTAGGATCCTTTTCTATGTTTTATTTATTTTAAGTTTGATAGTTATTAAACTTCAAAGGTCTGAATCTCTGAACCAACGGTGATGTAGTAATGCCTGTGTATGAATTAGGTGTAAATTCAAGTGCATCTACGGTTGCTCTATTCAAGAATTGAATCTTACCCCATGTGTATTCACCGAGATTTCTACCTCGTGTGAATCCAGCTACCGTGGTACCAAATCCAACATTTGCAACCTCAACTCTTCTAATTGCAGTTGTTCCAAGACCAACTGAAGTCAAATCAACTGTGGAGTTATAAGCAGCAGATACCTGATAGATATTGTCACTTGTGCTTGTAGACAGACCAAAGTTTGAAAGGTTGACCACGAAGTAGTCACCAATATTGAGTTGACTGATGGTAACTGCGGTACCTACAATAGTAGGATCTCTCATGTAAGAATCCTCTGGGATATACAATTCAAGTGTTCCAAGAGCACCTGTAGATTGTGCATATCCAACAATCTGTCCAAGATCACCAAAGTAAGAACTGACACCAATCTGTTCTCTTCTTGCATTAGGAACTTCAATCAAGATTGATGGTGGTTGTGTATAACCAGCACCAGCATTAGTGATTGTAATCGAAGTGACTGCAGTACCAGTAACACTTGCAGTGGCAGTTGCTCTGGTTCCACCTACAATATCATCTGGTTCAGAGATTGAAACTGATGGTGTCATACCATCATAACCCTGACCACCTGTGGAAATTGTAAATCCAGTGACCGTACCTGCAACACTGACGGTTACAGTTGCAATTGCAGATGCAATTGGTGATTGATCAATGATAACAATTCTATCTTGATAATCTAATAGTGAAGTCTCATTTGTAGAATTGAAGAATGGTCTTACAGTGTCTGTATATGCAACAGCACTTGAGGTTCCAACATAAGATGTCAGATATGCTGCAGGATAGATTGATGGTTCATACTCAACTCTGTCCTTAGTTACAAAGTCACCATTGATAGTGATATCGTCAGTTTGCTTACACCATGTAAGTGGTCTTACAAGTGCTTGGTTTGTAGTAATACCAGGACCGTCGTAAGCGAATGTTCTAACAGTGTCAAGAGTTGTAATACCAACTACAGTTCTTGGTTCTTGATATAAACCAAATCCTTGACCCTTGGAAGAATCATTCTTAAGTTGTAAAGTGTCACCTACCTTGACAGTTTCAAGAATATCAACAAACACAACATCGACATCAGGTGTTCCTTTGTAGAAGATGATTTTTGATGTATCTCCTTCCTTAGGAGCCTCAGTAAATTCAATGATAGAACCACCATTAAACTTATAGGCCTGATTTGGTACCTGAAGAATGTCATTGATGGTAACAATCAGACACTGTGCAATGTCGATATCAGAACCATCTGCAGTTTCAATGGCAAATCCAGCACCAGCGATAGTGAGTGGGAATCTCTTCTCCACACCATCGAACAAGGTATCGAGTTTATCAAATACATCAAGTTCACCAACTGTAAATCCATTGAATGTATCACGATAGGTATCTGAAACTGTGAGTTGGAATTCGTCATATGTGTAACTTGTATCAGTCTGAATACCAGTTGTACCACCAATAGAGAGTCTTAATACCTCACCATCACCATAACCAAATCCACCACTCACAATATTAAAATTAATAACACTCGAACCCTGACCAACTGTGATATCTACACGAGCACCTGTACCAACTCCAGTTTGACCGTCTGCATAGACCAGAGGGATGTTTGAATAAGGGAGAGGTGCATCAATTATGATGAGAGGAGGATTATTCTGATCAAGATTTGCTCCAAAGTAACTGGTTGTAATAGCAACAACTTGTCCATTCTGAACGGTTGCTGTACCGATGTTCACAACTGTTGTAATACCCGTTGAAGAAACGGCATAACCAACATTAACGGTCTGAACACCAACTCTATATCCAGATCCAGGATTACCAATTTCGACAGATGTAATTGTACCACCACCAGATACAAAACATGATGCACCAGCAGATATCAATGGTTGATATCCAAGACCTGGAGTAGATGCCACAGAGATAATTGTTCCACCTCTTGGAATCGTTGCCATGTTAGGATCAGATTCTGAAGATACACTATCACCAAGATAGGTAATGCTTGTAATACCCGCAGTTTCTAGGAGTGTAAAGTCACCAGTGGTGCTCTGTGCGCCTTGTGGTTCTTGTAAAATGTTAGAGTTAAGAACAATTGCCTGGTTAGTTGCAAAACCAGTTACATTGTTACCATTTTGTACAAGTGAGAAGAACTTACTTTGACCATTGAACTGACTTTGAATGTTATCAAAGGTGTAATTGGTACTGTAAGTATCAGCAGAATCATCAGTGATACCACTTCTCATAAATGTTCTACCTTGGAAAGTAGAATAAGTTGTGATACCAGACCAGTCAATATTATCAGGACCTTGTGTGGTAGTACTGAGTGGTGTTGCACCAAATGGAGCTTCAACAAAGTGAAGTGTGTTATCAACAATGTTGTAATTACCACCAAGAAGTTCCACAGATGTTCCGATGTTGTGTGTGGCAACACCAGTACCCATTTGACCTCTCAGAACTCTGAAATTGTTGGTTGCTCCAACACCAATGTCCTGAAGTAACATAATCTCACTATCAACCTTAATGATATCATTTGCCTTGAATGATTGAATACCAACAACATCAAAGTCAACATCAAATATTACATTTTGATCCAGTCTTGTAGATACGTTGACTTCAGTTACAGGAGCCTGAATCATGTTGTCAATAGCAACAAGAGCTCTTGCATTCTGGTTAGTTGCAGTCAACTTATGGAATGTACCAACACCAACAGAAGTCAGATCAAATACAATTGGTGATCCAGCAAGTGCATCAGTTGCACTCTTAGCAAATCCAACAGACTTATTACTGTATTTGACAATGTAGAGTTCAGAAGGTAACTTATCTGTTGACACACCCGAAACAGTTGTTGTTGCAATACCAATTGCATTTGCTGTAGATAAATCCGAGTTCTCATAACTATAGCTTACCTTCTCACCAGTGACAAAGAAGTGATCTGGAATTGTTACCTGATTTGTTGACAGATTTACAATTGAAGAATCGTTTCCAAGGAATGCTCTCTGGAAGATTGGGAGAGTATTGTGTTTGAGATTGAATGCTCTCTTCTTGTCAAACTCAGTGCCAGTATATGTACCGTAATCAGAGAACAAAATGTTATTTTGTAGGGCACTGATTGATGCAATACCAACAATATTATTATAGTTCTTTAGACCAATACCAAAGGTTCTGACATCTACATCAATACTTGCATTAGGTGTAAATACCAGACTTACAGAGGTGCCTGATGTAACAGCACCAACTGTTCCTAAACCAGAGTTAGTACCAATACGTCCATACTTAACAATGTTTTGGTTATTTGAGTCAAGAACATGACACTCAAACATCTCATATTCATTGTTGGTAGTGTCATGGACAGTCACCATGAAGTATTCACCAGCAAATGGATCTTCATATGCTGCAATCTCATTTGCAACTGGAGAACCAGATGCAGAGATTGACTTGTAATATGAAGAAAGGTTTGTAACACTCATCGGAGTTGTATTAACTCCTGTTGCTGTTGCATTAGTCTCTACAGAGATAATATTGGCAGTAACAGCAGTTCCTACTGTTGGTACAATATTAACGTCAATATTGGATCCACTAATATTTGCTGTATATGTACCAAACCCAGATGAAATACCTTCAGTAGAATCAACATCTCCATAATGAAGAAGTTGTACATTTGTACCATCATGTAATACATTCAGTTCTGTGTAGAAGTAGTTGTCTTCAGCATCTTCCATTTGAACATGGAGTTTTGCCGATCTACTTGTGGTTGGAATCTGCACCAAAGTGGTGGTTGTCGAAACTGGTACCGATACTGATGACGATGCAATTGAAACAACATCACCGACTTGAGTTGACCCAACACTAGTCAGACTTTCGACACCACTAAACGTGAAGTATGAGATATCGTAGTTATTATATTCAAACAGATTGGGGAAGAATGTAAGACCCCACTCACTGGTACCAGCACCGATGTAATCAAAAGAACCCAGTGGTTTACCTGTGTCGATGGTACCGTACTGATTGACATAACCGTTTGTACCATCCTGAAGAACAGTAACTACACCGAACTGCTTTCTACTTCTCAGTTCACTATCTTGAACCAAAGTAAAGAACTTGTTCCATGCATACTTGTTATCAAAGAAATCGACGATGGAATACTTTGTTTCTCTTGGATTACTATTAAACTCACCACTAAAGTCATCAATCTTAAGAACTCTGTTACCTCTTGATTCAAAGTAATCTATGAGAATTTTGTTTTCAAATACAATCTCATTAGAGATGGTTTTACCACCATTAATATCAAGAGTTACCTCAGTAGCACCATCAAAGTCAGGGAAACAATTAAGCATTCCCTCCCCAATCAGATCAACAACGGTTTCAATCTGGAAGTCAACTGCTGAAGCAATACCAGCAGCATTATTGTCAATTACAAGATCTGCAAACTTCTCAAAACCAGCTGTGTGGTTCAGTGAACTGACTGCATCATCCCATGTCTCATATGCAACCCTTGACTTGAGTGAATATGAGAAGTTCTGATAATATTCGTTGTTTGGAATGACTTGAAGATTATCATTCAAGAATCCAGAATTGGTCTGCCATCCGTCTATGAATGTTGCACCGACACCAAGTCTGATGGTTGAATCAAAATCAACATTACTGACGATGTTTGCCTTGTTACCAGATGATTGGGACTCTATAATTGTACCAACTTCAAAATCATCCTCAGAAGAAACAAACAGATAACCACTTGTGGCATCAAATCTCTCAACCGTACCAACATAGTCACCATTAGTAACTTTTTCCCCCTCGAAGAAGTTTGTTGTGGTAAGTTTTGGATCAAATATTGGGAAGAACGTCTCAGGGGTTACAGAACCAGAGATAGAACTTGTTACTTGACCAGGGAACTCACCTTGTGCAAGATGATCGGTTAGATCGTATTCAATGTAAGCATTTGCACCACCAAGTTGACTATCAAGTGCGGTTACCTCAAACAATGAATAGTTGTAATCTTCAGAATTGTAACCTCTACCAGTGGTATTGAAACCGATTGCAACGTTTTCAACAATTACCTTTTCACCAACCTTAAATGGCCATTCTTTTTCTTCACTAAACTGTTTAGAGAAGGTAAGTCTGACAATTTTGTTAGTCGAGTTATAAGATACGGAACTAATACTGAAACCATTTGTGTTTTGAGTGGGAATAAATGATGGTGGAACATTATTCAGTGATTTAGTATTTTCAATAATATTGACTTCATTGTCATCGAGTTCGTAATCAAGTTTGACATCAGTGATAACTTGATTTGTGAATCCATCAATAACAATAAGATCAGGTGCCTGACTGTAATTGACACCACCAGAGGAAATACCAATGGATTCAAAAGAACCAAGTGGGTCTACTCTTAATACCTGTGGAAGATTACCTACTACGTTTAGAGTTTTATCAGATGGATAACCAAAACCAATGTAGTTGATTTTAGTTCCCAGAATTGTACCGATAGTGGTCGAATATGGTTGAATTAGTGCACCTTTACCATTCTTACTCGTAACTGAAGAGAATCCTGGGAGAGACTTATACCCTACACCTTTATTGAGTGCATTGATCTTGTTGATTGGTCCATTTGCAGTCAATGATGAAGTATCATACTTCATAGTTGCATTGGTGGTACCATATGAGACTACAGTGTCGTAGTCAAAAGGAATATTATATTCAAAAGTATCTGATGTAACACCAACTACATTATAAATTCCATCAAATTTGTTTTTAGTAAGATTGATACTATTGTTATTGATAACAGTATCATCTTTAAACAATCTCAACTTGACTGGAGGAATAATATCCAAATTATCAGGACTGAATCCGTAGTAGAGATTATTTGGAATGTTATCACTCATAAACAGAGTGAGATTTGCAGTAGTATCTACACCAACCACACCAGACTTTGTGACCTCAAAGTTTCTATCAGTTCGTGTTGTCCAGAACTCATTAACTTCTTGGGAGTCACTATAGATGAACATGTCAAATGCAGAATAAGTAATACCCTTATCAACAAATGAAAGTGATGAATCAGATAAATCAAACTTGATGTATTGATTCTTTTGTCCTTTTACTTCTGGATTGATTTTGGAAAGTGTTCCAGTAGTGGCAGAACCAACATTTACAAAAGTAGGATTCTCACTCGAAAGTTCTGACAGATATTCAACCAATTTAATCACATTATTCATATAAGAATAAACATAATACATTCCAGAGGCAGTCAAATTTTCTGATGGATCACCAGAAGTATAGATGACTTTATCACCAGTAAAATACTTATTTTGAGGAACAATAAATGTATTATTGCTTGTATTAATACCAGCTGGTTCAATAGTGTCAGGATCAAAAACAATTCTTCTATTAAAATCATCATACTTGACTTTAATATTGGTTGTGGTTGTTGGATTAACATCAACAGTAACGATGTCACCTCTCCTCATATCATGAGTTTGTGCGGTAGATACCGTGACAACGTTTTTTGAGACTCTACCTTTGATTACAGATGTTATATTTGTATTGAAACTATGATAACTTCCAAGACCTACAGTGGATTCGAAGTATAATAATCCACCCTTCTCAGAGTTAATACCAACATATGTGCCAACAGAATTTACGCCAACTCTTTGAGTTGCAATACCAATAATATCTTTGGATAATGGAACCGCAAAGATATTTCTAGTTTCATCAAGATTAAATATAGGCGTACTTGTTATACCACTCCAACATGCAATAGATGTTCCACCATTGGTGTAATAGATCATCGGAGTGTTCAATGACAACTTATGATCTGGGAGATAGATCTGTTGTTGATCAACTCTGACCTGTGTTAAACCAACACCTGGATTTGAGAATGTAATTGTAGTTGCAGTACCTACAGTTGATGTACCTACACCAACTGCCTCGTTTGGAGTAAAGTATAACTGTTTATTAATTGTAAGATTTCTCTGAGTATTGATACCTGTTGAAAGGAATCTGAGTTTTCTTGGATCATCTCTAACAACAGTACCTGCAGAGTGGGCAACTGCAAGTGTTCCATCGATACCTCTAAGAACTCTGACTCTACTAGATTTTTCATCAATATTGAGAACTTTTAATTTTTCTCTTTCAATTCTGAGAATATCATTTGGTCTAATTGAATTCTCACCTAAAGGACCATTCATATAAACGTAGGTCACAATACCAGTGACAGTATCAGTTCCTATTCCTAGTGATACATACCATCTTTCACTTGATACACCGACCGAATATGACCCAGTGAATCCTTTGTAGTATGAAGATAAACCATCAATGAAAATTGTATCTAATGGTAAGAAGTTGTGTGGGGCCGAAGTAATACCAACAAACCCATTAGCACTTCCTGTACTTGTAAACTCCACATTTTCATAAGATGTAGTGGCAAGACTTACACTGTTTACATTCTTACCCTTAAGTTGAGATACTCTAAAGTTTGCATTTCTACCACCAGTATTAGTTGAATTGAGTTCAACCCTATCACCAATCTTGTATCCATCACCTGGATCCAAAATAGTCATACCGTCAACACTACCTGATGATGTGTTAGTAATGTCTAAAGACTGATTTCTAAGTTTGTCTGAATTGTAAATGTAATCATATTGACTATTTCCACCATTTGTGAAATAGTTCTTAGTATTTCTAAACCAATTATCCTCTACAATATCGTAATCAGTTTGATTGGATGATGACCTGAAATTGAATGGAATTGGTAATGAATTATAATCGTCTCCAATTACATATGGGAACAATGGTCTTCTGTAGTTATTAAATGGACCAGAGGAATCGACAGTATCGGAGATAGTACAGAAGTATGCATATACACCGTTTGGATAATCTGGTGTTACACAGAAGCGACCATTGTGTTCATCAAGATCGCCGTCACCAGCATAGATATAGTCATCTACAAAGAATCCGTTAGGGAATGCATTGTATGAAGGTCTATTGACAGGTGTATTCTTGAGTTTGTAACTTGTAACCATTCTACGAATGTTACCAGTTCCATCAATATTATCGAAACCGTATGGACCATAGATTGGATTGCCATCGTAGGCCCAACCTACGATTGGTGAGTGGTACAAACTATCAATCTCTTCACCACCAGTACTTAATGTTAAGTCAAAAATACCATATTGAATGTTATCTTCCCCGAAACCATTTAATGAGTTTAGTGACTCTCTTAATGGTCTAGGTGCATAAACTGCTGCATACTGAAGTGACTTGTTTGAAATGTTCTCCTCAATAATGCAGTCATCATCTTTAAAGTTGGAGAAGTTTCTTTCAAATAGATTGATATTCCATCCTCTAATATTTGCCTGTGTTCTTGCTCCAGATCCAGCAGATATTACATCAATTGTAGTTTTACCTGAGATATAACCCACACCACCTTTTTGAACATAGACACTTTCTATCTCACCATTATTGATGATTGGTACTAAGATTGCAAAATTACCAGTCTCACTTACGATGTTGAGATCAGGTGGTGCATTGTAACCTTCACCACCCGAATTTACAATGACCTCAACAATCTGCCCATTGTTGATGATTGGAGTAAGTTTTGCATTTGAGCCAGACTCAAAAGTGATTTCAGGTTGTCTTCTAAAATCAACGATAGTTGATGCACCATAACCAACCCCGCCATTGGTTAAGTCAATACTTAAGATCTCTCCTCTAAAGACAGGTTGTAGTTTTGCTTCATAAAGAAGGATATTACCAATGAATGGATCATCACTAATCAACCAGTTTGCATCGGCACTTACCAACACATAGTATGGATTTGTGATCTCTGCTTCAGTATCAGTCCATGCAAGTACTGATACAGGAGTGATAATATTCTCTTCAATAGGAGATTCAATAACATAGAGTTCTTGGAAATCTTCAACAAAGGTTTTATCAAATGACGCTGCAGCACCCTCTACTTCAACAGTGATTGGTGGATAATTGAATGAACCACTACCCTGTTTTGTGAAGTTTATGATAATTCCCCTATCATAATAATAATCTCTTTCGACAGTTCCAGTACCAACTTCTATTAATTGAAATGCATCGTCATTAATCTTCTTAACAAAATAATCTTTATCTTCACTCAGACCCTCAACTCTTGGTGTCCCTCTTGTATACCTTACAACTTCTTTTGATTTATAACCATGATTTAAAATTTCAACTCTGTCTGATACGGTATTGATACCAGCTGTTGGAATAGTCCTCTTTTTGTTTTCGTAACCTGTGCCAGGATTAGTAATTACAACACTAGATACAACCTGTTTAAGTTCTGTTGCCACAAGGAATTGAACACCATCACCATAACCTGTAAATTCAACAGTGTTAATACCAGCGAATACGTCACCTCTTGTCGTGTGAAGTTTAATAGACTTCTGACCAGTCACAAATACAAAATACTCACCATCAGTATTCAGTCCAACAACACTAGACGTATTTCTTGGTTCGTAAATTACACTTTCACCATCTAAGAATTTGTGATCCTCTTCAAATATAATCTCATTAGTTGTTAGATTTACGTTACTTGGGAAATTAGCAATGAAAGAATTTTCAAGTTTAATTGAAATCATTCTAGGTTCTGCCTCTGCACCAGAACCATTACCACCCTTGATTGTAATTGTTGGTGGTGCATAATAACCCATACCAGGGTCAGTAACATCTAGTCTTACAAGTTGACCTATAACATTAGAAACACCTGTTGCTCCAGTTCCCACCTCATCGACAATCTTTACTACTGGTGGGTTGATAATATCATATCCAGCTCCACCACTTGTCATAGTGAAGTCAAGGATATCACCATAGTAAACACTATTAGATGACTTATAGTTTAACAACTCAAGACCATTAACAAAAATGCCCGTGTATCCTGAAGTTGTTTTCTCTTTTTTCTTTCTATTAGTAGGACTCAGAATCTTTCTGTAGATACCCTGTGGTTGAATCGTTTTACCATAAAAATCAAGGTAACTTAAAGAAGCATTTACTACTGACCCGTTAAATGTAATATATGATTCTCTTGCAAGGTCTGCCTTACTTCTTGCAAGTTTGATTTCACTCTCATTAACTCTGTATACAAAGTAGGAACCATCGGTAACACCCTCGAAACCATTACCACCAGATTGGAAATATACTGAGTTACCTGTGTAGAAACCATGATCAGGTAATGATGTTGGGTTAGTTGGTAATGGTAAAATATCAGTACTCGTCAATGATGCTGAGAAAGTTACACTCTTATCATAAACATTTGTCTCAATATCATAATATTTTGGTATTGAGTTAGATGATAAGAGAACATCACCATTAAACTTTGCATACGTATTCTGTACGTTGGCAACAAAGTTCTTGATATATGAATGACTTGTAGACGAACCCTTGAGTAGTTGATTCTCCAGATAGAATGTGCCTAAAAGATTGATCTGTTGTCCGAAAGTTACGTTGATCTCCTTCTCTGATACAATTCTAGTGACTGTTCCGAGAACTGATACAGTACCATCTTCGTTTTCATATCTTAATTTATATCCTTCTTGGAAGAAATGATCATCATAAACTTTAAAGTTATATACGAATGCATTAGCATCAATTACAGAACTTTCAGCAATTTTAAATTTTGTTTGGACATTGAGAACATAATTATTTGCTTTCTTACCAGGTGCCTCATATCCAAATGATTTGATCTCAATAGTGTCATTCTTTTTGAAATAATATGTTGGATCGTTTTGTACAAAATCTTTCAGAGTAGATGTAAATCTAACCTTGATTTCTTGTGAGGTATCAATACCAACATAGGCATATGAGAAAGAATCTAACTTAACGTCAGACTTCTTATTCAATGAATTGGTCAGACCAGATACGTTAAAGAACTGGTTTGTGGTCTTACCACTATATGCAATACCAATCTCATTGCCATCAACATCGTCAACGACCAACTTACCATATTCAGGAAAGTCAACGGTTGAATCAACATCAATAACCGTTGAACCAAGACTTACAGAGGTAAGGAGTTTTGTAAGGGGGTTTGGTTCAAACTCACCAAAAATAGAACCTGTTACGTCAGTATCTCTCTGGAATCCAGAATCAATACTGATCTGATAGAATCGATAATCATCATATGGAATCTGTTGTACATTAGTTACAGATCCTCTTGCATTCGTTCTCTTTTGGAAGATTGTAAGGTTCTGAAGATCTAATGGATCACCCTGAAGACTCTCGACCACAAAGTCTTGAGTTACTCTGTAGTTTGCATTAGAGGGTGTCAGAAGAAACTGTGATGGTTTGAGAATCTCTACATCTTCACCATACAATGCTCTAAACAAGATTTCAAAGGACTGATCAGTACCCTTTGAAGAATAAAAACTATCTGAATTGTAGATGAAGTTTTTTGCGTCTAATCCACTATAAAAATTACGATCAGCAAAACCAGGAGTAAATTGACCCTTGATTTTCTTAAAGAACTGTTTTAGGAATAAAACGTTGAGGTTAACAACCTCTGTTCCAGATGAATGAGCATCTGCTTCAGTCTGAGAGAATGTTAATTCATCTGGTGCACCAGTGGTGATATAGGTGGTGATACCACTGAATCCTCTTCTACAGTTCTGAAACTCAGTGTCAGTCTTTGTTTCATAGAATATAATTTCATTATCAATCTGAATGATACCGTTAGTCTCAGAGAAACCATCTGTAGATACTACGGTAACAAATCTATCGTTATAATCTAAATCTTCAGCAAGAGTCGTTGATTCAACAATATCATATAATTCTTCTACCTTTACATACTGGTCAATATTGTTGATAATATCAACTGGACCACCTTGGTATTCTTGTGATACGTAATACTGCTCTAAAAAATCCGATAGGAGAGGAAAGTCTTCTCTAACGTATCTGGGAAGTTGACTAGCTACAATTTCCTGGAATTTGACTCTATCTACTGCCATTTGTTTTTCTATTAGTAGGATGCTCTGCTAACGATTGTACGACCGAGTGGTTCTGGGGGAGTTGTGGTCAGAAGTGCCTGTTCTTCTTCAGGTGTTTCAACAGTAGCAATCGGCGTACCTCTTACTAATGCGTTTGATCCATAACTTGACGAAACAATGTAGTTTGTTCCTGATACATCATTTCCAGAGGAAATGTTGTCAGCAATAACATCGACTGTTGTATTATTTACATCCAATTGTAGATAGAGATCTTGGAGACCAATCACATCATTAGAGTATGGAGTTGCAGATATCTCTACCAATGGTGTATTTCTATTTACGATAGTAGAAATGATGTTAATTGGGTTGAGTTTAAGTTCTCCCTTCACATAATCAATAGTGCCTACGTTCTGTTTAACAATAATTGGTTCAGTGGGTGAATTAAGTTTGAAGAGGAATAATGTTCCGTTCTCAAGATTGCCTGTTGGTTTGTCACCAAGATAAACGGTACCACTTATACCACTAACAGTGAAACCAGATGATTTAATATTATAACCAACTAGATTTCCGTCAAAGACTGCACTGTGACCATGATTCTTGACGTAGAAACGATTACCATAACATATTTCGTACTCAGCAAACTGATTAAGAGAAGCAACCATGTCCCTTCGCATATTCACATTCGTAATGTTGGAAGTTACAGACTGATGGCTACTATCAATAACTTTCTGAAACTTGGAATATTTGAAACGAGCACCGAACTGATTTAGTTCTGATGAATCGGCATAAGAAGTCAAGTTCTGTAATACAACATTCTGAACGAACGAAGCATTAGGTGCAAGATTTGTATTGTAGTATGTCTCACAATCTGCTTCAACATACAGATACTTCAGGTCAATGATCTCTGCTCGAATACCAGCGACTGAGTAATTCTTGATTCTCTGTTGTAGGTTTTGTTTGATTCCACTTGATAAGAAGACACCATTATATGGTTTGACACTGATGAATACCTTACCAAACTGTGGTGGATTCAGATCCTCACCACCAAATGCTGATACTGATTCAGCTTCTGGATAGATTTGTGGAATTAGTGCTTCGTAATCTGCTGCAGTAACTGCTCTGTTCTGTGATGCGTAAATCTGTGGTGCATACTTCTTAATCGATTCAACAGATTCAATTGATTTACCACCTGTTGATTGTACTATTGTTTCAATAATCGATACACCAGAACTAATTCCTGCACCATTATTGTCAGCTAAGTTACCAATAAATTGGAAGTTTGTAATGTTGTTTCCACTAGCTCCATTACTTGTGATATAACTTGCTTCAATATAATTCTGATCTTCAAGTTTGACACCAAAGACACCATCACCAAATAGTAATTCATATCTTTCTTGAGAAATCTCTTGTAGGAAATATGCTCTCGTTGACTTAGTTACATCAAACAGACTCGTAAACAATTCAAACTGTCTTGTTACAGTTGAACTTTGAGTGTCTCTTACAACGACATTCAAGAGATCGGTGTCAATACCTGAGTTAGGAAGAATAAACTTCTGAAGTTTATTACTACCGTCTACAGTAAATGTTTGATTAATGTATGTTCCTTCGTAAATAAAAATATTTCTAAATGATGCCGTACCAGTTGAATCTACTGGAACAGTGATATCATTTGGAATTGAGAATATAAAATTTAGACTCTTATTAACACCAGTTGATCTGGATGTCATGACTGCACCAGCCTTGAGTGTGACTGATACTGCGGTTGTATTACTAACGTCTACATCAAAAGATACTTGAGCAGTTGATGCCTTTCTTGATCTTGGTACATATCCAATATTCCTTGCGAGAGACACCACGTTCTCTCTGAGGGTGGCACTATCGATGAATACCTCATTAGATACCATATTGGCATTATATGAGGTAATGTACGTGTTATATGCTAACGTATCGATAATTGTGCTTAGATTGGAACCCTCAAAATCATAATCAGTGAAATTTGAGTTTGCACGAAGATAGTCTTTAATAGACTCCTTGATCTGATCAAAATCTAAGTTGCTAAAATTAACTAGAGGCATTTACCTAGTGGGCTGTAATGCAAATGATAATTGTTGTGGTGATACATCAATACCAATGATGTCATATCGAATGGCTACCTCAAAGGCATTATTGTCAAAGTTAGGTGTAACTTCAACTTCTCTCAGTCGAACTCTTGGTTCAAAGTTATTAATTGTGTTCTCAATCTCAGATCGAATAGAACTCGCTGTCAAGAAGTCTAAGTTTTCAAATAATAAGTTGGTGACATTTGATCCAATCGTTGGTTCAAATGGTTTCTCACCAGGAATGGTAAAGACTAAATTACGAATTGAACGAGCAATGGCATTCTCATTTCTCAGGACAATCAAATCAGAATTGATAGGATTAACCTGAAATGTAGCACTTACGTCTTTAAAAGCTTTACTTATCCTTTGGACAGGCACTTAATTAATATACAACAATTCTCAGTTATTTATAGGGGTATCCGACAAATCACTCAGTTAAAATTTGACTATTATCTTCATTCTCCCAGAAGTCTTTCCAGTCCGCCTCAGATGCTTCATAGAAACCATCTTGACGGACTTTCTTCTGATTCTTTGGTGTCTTCTGATCGTGATTGATCTCTCTCAAAAAGTTCTTGTTGTCCATATAAGTATTTTACTTATATATCTTTCACCTCATACATGTAATGATCAGAGGTTTCAATCTTCCTTTTGTTCTCTACACTATAGAGTGTGGTATCAATCTCAAATCCTGGATTCTTTTCAATACGATTAAATGTCCATGCATTATCGTACCAAATGATTCGATTGTTAGGATAGGCGTAATAATTACCAGTCTCTACCTTAAACAAATGCGCACACTTATGTTCTGGTGTTTCTGAATAGTTCAGGTCGGGCACACCCTTATTCTCCCAAGACCAATCTAAGGTGAACATATAATCACCCAATACCTTCTTTCCATCAGGACGAATCAATTGTGCCTGAAGACCTGCCAGTCGATGTCGTCTCTGTACATCAATATAAGGACTAAAGCAATCCCAGTACATAATGTCCTCTAAGGGTTCTATCTTCGCCTCTGGGTCCCAACAAAATGCATGTAGGGGTCTCCGTGTCCAATTGACACCATTCTCTAGAAACGCTTCAAATAAAGGAACACGTTTCTCAATACTAGCCACACTATGGACATCAGCCTTAGTGACCTCTCCATGTCCCTTCTTATGATTGTACAGGAACTCATTACGAATGTAACAAGACCAATCAGGTAAACTGTGATTTAAATATGCCATAATAATCCTAATAAAAAAGGGGTCTTATGACCCCAGGTAATTTATCGTCCTTGACCACGATATGCTTTCTTTGCATTGTTTCGACTCGTTGCAGCATACTTAGTATGTTTACCCTGACCTTGACGAGTGTTCTTAGGTGATGACTCGATCAATGATTGACCAGTCAAAGATTTTTTGAGTTTAGCCATAGAACCTTTTTAATTACCTTCTTACTATAGAGAAAAAAAGGGGGTCTGTCAACCCCCTGTTTAAAATCAGATAACCCGAGTCTTCTCATGACCAACTCGAATTCGTGGATCACACCAGATATCATATCCAGCTTCAATTGCATCAAGACAGAATGAAACGTCTTCACCACACATATCTTGAACGGCACCACTTTCAAAGACTTGCATCTTTGGTGCAAACCATGGATACTTCATCTCCTTATTCTCAAAGACACCATTCTGAATCATCACCCAACCGAATCCAGTGTAGTCAACAGTAAATGGCTTCTTACGCTTACTGATACCATCAACCATCTCATGATTCATCACACCACCATTATTCCTGAAGTCATCTTCTTCTAACCAATGTGCAACAGAAGTCGTCCGCCCGTCTTCAGTCGAATACCAACCAGCAACGATTTCCTTCTCCTCACCTTCAGAGTTTAGCGCGAGGTCACACAGCTGCCAGAACTTCTCAGTGTTAAAAATAATATCAGAATCAATCCACAACTGATAATCATAATTCAACTTACCATCCCAAGGAATCTGGTCAGGCCCTCTCAGTACATTGGCGCCGAGACACTTACAACGTGCGAAGTTCACCATAGATGAGTAATCCTGACTGATCTGAATACTCATCTGGTTTTGTACAAGGTCAAAACATAACTGTACAAAATTCTTCATGAATGCATATGAACACCCACGTCCTGGAAGACAAAATACAATTGCCTTTCCTCTCATTCTTTCTTTGATTGCTTCGTAGTCCCACTCAGGACCATCACTTTTTCCCTTCTTTGGTTCTGAAGCTTTTACTGTAAAACCTTTAGCCATGAATTAGAATCACTCCATTTCAGTATTCATTATACCAAGTATGTAGTCTTCTGTCAATCACTGTGAGGTGTCTGACAGATTACTGATATCCACTCCTTCTTGTAGTACATCCACTACCTCATATGAGAGATCCTCAGATTGATAGTCAGTCTTCACTAGGCCCACTAGATTCTGTAAAGTCTCCCAACTACTTCTAAAATTCTCTTCTGACAAACTATGTAATACACACTCGTCTTTTAAGTATATGTGGTAGATCTTTGTAGAACTCATAGATGCGCCGACCTTATGACAATTTTTTTATATATGGAAATTTTTTTATATGGCAAATATTGCAAGGCCGTTTTCGTGTCGTTGTAGGTTAGACTTGCTGCATTTTCTTTTAAGGGGGGGGCCTTACCTTATAACCCTTAACCTTAAACCTTAAACCTTATAACCGCTTTGCGCGGATCGCGGTATCACACAAGGGCCCAAATCACTGTCGAATTAGCCACACTGTATTTTAACACATAGCCGGCTTAAGTGTCAAGAACTGTGGCCCCACTATGTGTCAAGAACTCAATGGCACAATGTATAAAGAACTGTAGGGCCACTATCTGATAAGAACTGTGGCCCCTCTAAGTGTGGCTAACTGTTCTCTGAGTTAGCCACTCCTACCTCTCAGAATGTGAGTTCTTCGAGTGTAGGTTGAGGCTTGTTAATCACTGGTTCTTCGTTGTTACAAATGGCATCAAGGATTGCAAGGATTTCGTTACCAGTCTTGCCCTTACGCATGAGACCGAGAAGAAGATCGCGAGACATAGTGAAAGTGTTAGTTAGTGTGTGTGTTTTGTGTGTCGTAGTTTATAGTCATTGCGGACTATAGTAAGTGTTATATAAGGGGGCTTATATAGGGGGCCTTATATGGCTCGGCCCGTGTGAGTTAATGTCACTTGGCGTAGTGTTTTGCAAGGTTGATAACATCTTTCTCAGCTACTATCTGATTAGGGCCTTCAACAGTTTCAAACTGATGATAGACAGCATCAGGAGATTCGCCCTCCCAGCTGATCCAATCGGTCAAAGATGAGCACATCTCACTCACAGTCTTAGAGCCGCGATAAGTGGCATTGTACTGTTCTTCAAGGACGGAAAGTGCGTAACGGAATGTCATAATGTGAATGTAAATTAGTGTTGTGGTGAATGTGGCTCAGAGCAGCGCTTTGTGTTTGCGAGTAGTCTGAGAGGGGAGCACAGTAACTGTTACTTTCTTACCATCAGCTTTGAGTTCATCGATGGCCTTCAGCAGTTGTTGATAAGAAGTCATCGGTGATTGCCGTGGTTACACTATAGGGGACCTTTGGAGGTGAGTAACTTTGAGACCTCGGAGATTACAATGTCTTATGTGTCAGGAATTTTGGGGGATTGGG